ACGTTCAATGACGAACTTGGACACTACAACCAAAGAATTGGGCCGTTTTTCCTTTGGGGAAAGTTTGTTCCCGTCGCATGTCTTGACGCTGATGTTCACCGACACACCAAACCGTTCAACAAAACCAACAGTCGCACGCCGTTGCGCTCCAACATTCATGCTCAAATCCCGTATGAATTGAGCGAGAGCGTCCGTGAGAGCCTTGACCGTCAACTTTCCTTAGCAAGGTGGGTGGAATAATGAAGATGATGATACCCATCAACATTCGTTTGCCTGCCTCCATCATTCAAGAAGTGGATGATGTTGCACGGAATCGCTCGGCTTTCATCCGTGCGGCCATCAGAAAGCACCTATCTGACGACGCTCCAACTATTGCAGACGCTCCAACTCGCCAACTCATGGCGGCTTTGGCTTCGAGGACAGATTGTGATTCAACGCTGTCCACGTTGTTAGTTGCCATGTTGGCCAAATGACCGGAATGAGGGGAAAAAACAGCTTTTTTGTTGCAGGTTTCCGGAAAGATCTTTTCCGGATTACATCTTTTTCTTGAGGCGATGAGCCAATCGGGCAACATCCGCTTGGGTTTTGCCCTTGCGTAGTTTGCCCGATTTGGTTCTCATCCTCCGATTTGCTTCTTTGAATGCGGCACTCAACTTTCTGTTGGCGGCTTTTGCTCCACGTCGAACCGTGCGGCGAACCTTGCGCTCAGCAACCACCAGAGATGGTTCACATGCTCGCTTAGCCAATGCACGGGCTAAATCGGGTGCTATTCCCTTGTCAATCAATGCCTGTTCCATAACATCGCACAGAGCACCTGCTATGGTATCGCCGTCAGCAGCCATCGAGGCCACCTCAAGCACTCAGCAATTCGCTTTGGGTCAAGGCTGCGAACGTGGCTGCATCAGCAATTGCACGGTAGCCGTAGAGTTTGCCGGTCATAGCCTTAGCACCGGCGTTTCCAGCACCCTCAACACCAACGAAAAAGTCGTTGGTAGCGATGATGCCGAGGTAATCCATACCAACGGCAGGGGACTCGCCAAACATAGCAGAAAAAGCAACTCCACCATCAACAAATCCAGCGGCTCGGATATCATCACGAGCGATGGCCATTACATTGGTCGTAGAGAGAGAACGGATAGCATCTTGCGACGTGGACGACAACTGACCACGGACACGGGTATCAGTTGCAGCAATTGCATCAGGTGGTAGAATGTCCAGGTTAATCCCCGTCACGACGAACACCTCTTGGTCGAGGACATTGAGTTGAAGGTCAACTTTGTTTTCTGTGTAAGTGTTAGGAGCACTCTCAGCAACTGAGAATGAAACCGTAATCGGGCTGGATGGCTTGGTTAGACCTTTGGGCATAATCTATCATGATAGGTATCCTCTTTATTATCTCATGCAATACATGGAATTAGTGGGGGCTGTCTTGCGAGATAGGATAAGCATAGCGAATCCGTGCGACTGCTCTCCAAATCAATAGGTTCTCCCTGTGTGTCTACACACACTTGATATGTGCGAGATACAACGGCCTACCACATGAAGGTCTTGATTGACTTGTTCTGCGGGCTGGGTGGAGCATCTTCGGCATTTACCGGCACTGATTGGAGGGTTATTCGCATTGACAATAATCCCGAACTACTTGACCACGTCAAAGGGATGTGGTTATTGGACATGAAAGACCCAAAAAATGTCCTCGATGTAATACGGGCGCATCTGTATGATGTTGACCTGGATAGGTTGGTCGTTTGGGCTTCGCCTCCATGCACCCAATTCTCAACAAAAAATCCCGACCGGGACGAATCCACGTTTGATTTGACTCTTCTCAACAACACCGTTTGGTTGATTGACATGCTTGAGGACTACTACAACCTCACAGATTGGTTCATTGAGAATGTCCGAGGGGCTGTTTCGACGTTCAATGACGAACTTGGACACTACAACCAAAGAATTGGGCCGTTTTTCCTTTGGGGAAAGTTTGTTCCCGTCGCATGTCTTGACGCTGATGTTCACCGACACACCAAACCGTTCAACAAA